CTGAGGCTTACACTAAACACGGGTTGAACTGTCATGCAGTGATATTTGACGAGCTGCACACACAACCCAACCGTGACTTGTGGGATGTCCTTACCACCTCAACAGGCGCAAGGCGTCAACCTCTAATTATGGCCTTGACAACTGCGGGCCATGACCGCGCAAGTATCTGCTACGAGATACACGAGTACGCCCAAAACGTATTGGACGGCATCATTAACGACGAGACGTTTCTTCCTGTCATGTACGCAGCACATCCAGACGACGATTGGACCCAGGAAGAAACATGGCAAAAGGCGAACCCTGGTTACGGCACAATCTGTCACAAAAGCTACTTCGAACAAGCCGTGCAAAACGCCAAGGCAAACCCATCAATGGTCAATAGTTTTTTGCGTTTGCATTTGAATATCTGGACCAGCGCTGAAACCGCATGGATACCTGATGACGTATGGATGAAGGGAAACCAACCAATACCACATGATCAACTTGCCAACCTTCCTTGCTATGGCGGCCTTGACCTTGCCAGCACTCAAGACCTCACAGCCTTTGCCTTGCTTTTCCGCGATGATGTCAACGGCTGTTTTTATCTCTTGGTCCATCAGTTTGTCAATTCAGAAAAGGCATACACCAAGAAACTAAGCGCGGGAGTCGACTACGTGGCCTTCAACAATGAAGGTGACGTGACAATAACGCCAGGCAACGTCACTGATTATCGCATAGTTAAAGAGTACATTTTGGAACAATGTGCGAAATATGACGTAAGAAGTATTGGCTACGACCCGCGTTTCAGCACGTACATCGTGAGCGAATTAGAAGCCGATGACGTTAAAATGTCACCAATGGCGCAGAACATTACAACGATGAACGGACCTACCAAAGAATTTGAGATGGCCGCCATGCGTGGCGAGATTATCCACGGCGGCAACCGTTGCTTGAGGTGGCAAATGGGCTGTGCTGTTGTGTACACTGACGTCAACGAAAACAAGCGTGTCACCAAGGAACGCCAGGAAAACAAGAAGGTAGATGGAGTGATCGCAAGCATTATTGCTATGAACGAATATTGCCACACATTAGGCGAAGAAGATTTCTTTTTTGAAGTGTTGGATTTGTAAAGATTATTTGTTATATTATAGCTTCACCACGACTGAATGGCTACACTAACTGACCGCTTGCGTTCGCTGTTTCGTTCTCGAATTGGCAAGTACGATTCACAGACAATTGAAGCGGATTTGGGCATCAACGCTTACGTGCGAAGCGGTGTTAACGTGACCGAACAAAGCGCAATGGCCATCAGCGCTGTTTACGCTTGTGTTTACAAGATTGCAAGTACAATCAGCTCACTGGGATTGGAAATCTACGTGCGCAATGGACGTAACGTGGAAGTGGCCAACCAGCACCCGTCATACCAACTTATCACAAGCGAGCCAAACCAAAACCAAAATGCCTACGACTTTTGGGAAACTGTCATGGCGTCCGCGCTCATGTACGGATGCGGTTACGCTATTATCGAGCGTAACGCCAGAGGATATGCCGAGCGCCTGGTGCCTGTGAGCTATTACGACGTTGACGCAAAGGACGTAGACGGTGAACGTGTTTTTGTTATTCGTGACTATGGCGTGGTGTCTCAGGAAAACATGCTTGAGATTTCCAACATGCAGCGTATGTCACCCATTCGTTTGCATCGCGAAAACATGGGCCTCGCCAAAGCAGCGCAAGATTTCGGCAGCGAATACTTTGGGCAAAAAGGGCAAATGACGGGCGTGCTGGCTAGTGATCAGCCGTTGCGCAAGGAACAAATGGACGTCATCCAGAATAGCTGGAACCAAAGCGCGATGAATGCTGGCACGAAGCTGCTGCCATTCGGGTTCAAATACCAGCGCATCACGATCACACCAGACGAAGCGCAGTTCATTGAAACTCGCAAATTTCAAGCGGAAGAGATTTGCCGCATCTACAGCGTGCCACCTTCGCTTGTGCAGTTGCCCTCACAAACAACGTTCAACAACGTGGAGCAACAAAACTTGCAGTTTGCTCGACACACAATTAGCCCTTGGGCCAAGCGCATTGAACAAGAGATAGACCGCAAGCTGATCCAGAGTTTTGAGCGCCCAGAGCTGTACAGCAAGTTTAACATGAACGATTTGTACCGTGGCGACCTGTCAGCGCGGACAAACTTCTATCAGCAGATGTTGCAAACTGGTGTGATGAGCATAAACGAGGTGCGCGCCAAAGAAAACATGAACCCTGTTGAAGGTGGCGACACGCACACCGTACAAGTGAACCAAATTGCATTGGACCGCCTCGGACAATACAGCGACAAAATATCAACCGATGGAGAACAACCAACAGTATAAAGACGCCGAGAAGCGGACAATGGGCACCATTGAGGTGCGCGAGGCTGAAGGCAACGACATGATTTTGGAAGGTTACGCGGCTGTTTACAACAGTGAAACCGACCTAGGACACTTCCGTGAAGTTATCCAGCCAGGCGCATTTGATGACGTATTGAACGACGACGTGCGTGCGCTTATCAATCACGACCCGAATTTGATTTTGGGCCGCACAACTAACGGCACGCTTGAATTGAGCGTAGACGAACGCGGCTTGAAGTATAGAGTAAAACTAGGAGGCCAGCAGTATGCCAAGGACTTCTACGAAAGCGTGAAGCGAGGCGACATCTCTCAAAGCTCATTTGCCTTTACCATCGACAAACAGAGCTGGAATGAGGAGCGCACTGTGCGAAGCGTTGACAAAGTGCGGCAATTGTTGGACGTGTCACCAGTGACATACCCAGCATACGCAGCCGCCACGGTGCAGGCCCGTGATCAACAACCTGAACTCAACGACGCCACCAACACTGAAGTGGCCGACCTAGATACAACAGTTATTGAAACTCAAACAAACCCAACAACAATGAATCTCAACGAGATGAAGGCGACCCGCGCCAAGCACGCGGACCGCTATGAAGAGTTGGTGAACGTCGCTGAAACTGAGAACCGCGACTGGACCAACAACGAAAAAGAGGAAGCCGACCTTTGCAAGCGCGAGGTTGAACGCCTTGACGGCAAGATTGAGCGCCGCCAAGCTCATGAAGACATGATTGCACGCCAAGCACAAATGGGCGGCACGTCTGTCAGCGAAGCCAAGGAAATTAACAAAATCAATCGTTCTTTCAGCCTCAGCCGTGCTGTGCAAGCTGCATCCTTTGGCAAAGCACTCGAAGGCGCAGAAGCTGAATGGCAGCAGGAAGCGGCTAAGGAATACCAAATGCGCGGCTTGCAGATGTCAGGTCAGATTGGTATCCCAGCTTCAGCGTTGTACCGTGCTGGTGGCGCTGATGACTTCCAGGCTGGTTCAGGCGATGGCAGCGGCTTTGTTGCTACTACCGTCCCAGGCGTTATTGACGCATTGCGCACGCCAACAATGGCTGAGCGCGTAGGTGTCACAACTATCAACAACGCTACTGGCAACCTCAAGTTCCCACGCGTTTCTGCAAAGGCCGCAGGTACTGAAGAAACAGAAGTCTCCGCCGATGCTGCATCAGGTTTGGAACTCGACGAAGTTACTTTGTCACCAATCCGTGTGGCTGCCAATACCAAGTACAGCAAGCAATTGATTTTGCAAGGCGGTGCACAGGTTGACGCTATGATTTCACGCGAGTTGGCCGCAGGTATCAACGAGACAATTGATAAAGCTGTGTTTGCTGCTGCTGCTGCTAACGCTGGCAACAGCACGGATAAGGCTGGCGGCTCTGTTGCTGCCTCTGACTTGTACGCTATGCAAAAGGCTGTATTGCAAGCTGGCGGCGATTTGTCCGCTTGTGCCTTTGTTGCATCTCCAACGGCTATGCAAATCCTGAAGGGTGAAGCCGCTGTAGCTTCTGTGTCAGCATTGGTTGAAGGAAACGCTATCGACGGATACAGCACCTACTACACGCCAAACTTGGTTGATGCCGACACTGTGGGCACGACTGGCGCCGTGTTGTTTGGTGACTTTGGTTTGGGCATGGTGTTGGCGTTCTTTGGTGGTATTGACTTGTTGGTTGATCCATACAGCAACGCGGGCACAGCTCAAATTGCATTGCACGTAAACAAGTTCTACGACACTGACGTGCGCCAAGCCGGTGCATTGTCTTACCTCAAGGACTTCATTGCATAACAACTAAACTTGGGAAGCCTGGCAATAGGGCTGGGCTTCCTTTTTTTTCTCACTTATGAACGTAACACGCCCACAATACGCCACAGGTACGGACGTCATTTCATTGGCTGACGTCAAAGAATTTTTGCGCGTTGACCACGACGACGAAGACACTACGATCACGGCGTTGTTGGATACGGCTGTTGCTCATGTAAGCGATTACACCAACCGTTCGTTTTTATCGGGAGGTGAAGCAATTTTTTATTTGAACCGCTGGCGCCCTGCTGCATTGGCGTTTGGACCAGTCAAGACAATTACACACGTCAAATATTATGACACGGTTGGTGTGCTGCAAACACTGAGCACAGCTAAATGGTACCTTGACGGCATAAAGGACAACACGACAATCATTTACTTCCACGACGTTCCAGACCTTCAGGAATACAACGCAAAGCCTGTAGAGATTACGGCAACAGTTGGAGGTCAGCCAACGCCAAATATCAAACACGCTGTGCGCATGCTGTGCGCTCATTGGTATGAGAATCGCCGTGCCGTCATTACGGGCACTGTGGCCACGCAAATGCCAATGGCTGTTGAGTCATTGTTGAACCCTGAACGGATCGTTGATCTACGGCAATGAACATCGGCTTTTTAGATAGACGAATCACGTTTGTTGCACCGTCAACAACTACCAATGCCTATGGCGAAAGCACAGGCAGCGGCACGGAGTACGCCACGGTGTGGGCTGCGCTTGACAACAAGGGAGCTGGTAACGCTGTCATCCAAGAACAGGAAAGCACACGCAACAGCGTGACGTGGCGCGTTCGCAGCAGCACGACAACGCGCGCCGTGACGCCCAAATACACGATTTCTTACAATTCAGAAACTTACAACATCTTGGCTATTCAGGAAGTTGGACGGAATGATGAATTGCATTTTATTACCGAGCGCGTTGTATCAGAGTGATGGCAAACACTGTCAAAATAGAAGGCATGAGCGAGCTTGAAAAGCGCATCCGTAAAGCAGCCAAATGGGTTGAAGAGGACGCGCAAAAGCTACGCGCCATTGACGAACGTGTGGCCAACGTCTTTGTGACATACGCCAAAGCCAATATTAAGGACGCTGCTCAAGACATCATTGTCTACAACACGACAAAAAAAGGCCCAGGACGTAAAGCCAACCATTCTGGCACAATAAAAGACGTAATTAAGCCTGGAGCATTGCGTAGGTCAATTAAAGTGTTTCGCCGCAGCAACAAGCGAATTTTGTTAGCTGGTCCAAAGCGATCACGCAAGATTGGCAAAAGCAAGCGCAACACACAAAACGGCTGGTTTGCTTCTATTGTTGAGCAGGGCGCAGGTTTTGGCCCTTCACGCAGCCAAGGCGTATTCATGCGCGGCAAGAAAGCCACTCACCAGCGAATGCGCAATTTACAAGACCGACTTTTGCAAGCTGAGTTTAAAAACTACATGAAATGAAAGTAGGGCTAGCTTGTTACAAATTGCTTTCAGAGCGTGCTGCGGTGTCTGACATCGTAGGTACACGCATATACCCTGAACTGGCAGCAGAAGGCGCACAAATGCCCTACATAGTGTACAGCGTTGTCAGCAACAGCCCAAGCGACACCAAAGGAGGCACGCCTATTGACGAA